TTCTCTGCAGTGTATTCTGTATGAGGTGCAATTATAATATTATTATCAACAATTCCAGGAAATTCGTATGCTATTGTATTAGGACAATATCCATCATTGCCACCAAAACCTATAAAATCACCTTGAAATATGCGATGAGTTCTTGTTAAATTGTCAAAACATGAATGTAATATAGTTGCTACATTTCCTTGATGGTTCTTATCAATATCCTCATGTGATTCATTGATCTTAATCTTAACTTTGTTGAAGACAGATTTGGTTCCTACAAAGAATCTATCAGTTGCAGGATTGCGACCCCAAACTATTGCTGGAGCACCATCAATCTTGGTTGATATGTTACTATCAGCAGTGAACCAATTTAAAACACTAAGTTCACCATTTAGGATAGAATCTTCAGGATGTTCAATGTGAGTGTTTTTCATAATAATATCATAATGTAATAAAAATGGGGATGCAATATCCCCAGGAAAGTTATTCAAGCAGTTTTTGAATCAAATGCACGTTCATAAGAATCTTTGACATAACTAACAGTTTTTCTGCTAAAGTCGAGAACAATAGTATAACCTTTCTGCACATCTTTCACAAATAAATTAAACTCATAATTGTGAACTTTGACTCTTGATTGAAAATCTTCAAGATAATCTTCAAAAGTTAGTTTAGGTGCAGGAGGAGCAACTTTTGCTACTTCTTTAACAACAACTGCCTCTGATTTAGATGGAATTGTTGTTAGTTTTGCGGGAGACTTACGACGACGAGTTGATCTTTTTACGGATTTTGTTGACTGCGTTGATGTAGTCTTTGCTGGCATAATAACCCTGCTAAGTGAATGTGAAGGGAGGTTCAATTTAAAGACGATTAGTGAACGTCACCCATGCCCCTTCACTATAGGGTCAATTTAGAGGTCCCAGTTAACATTACTTACACTGTTTTTTGTGTTTTGTGATATAATTACGTGCAGAAGTTTCATTTCTACATTCTTTCAAATGTTCACCATTATAGATGACCATTAGTTTAGTCTTACTGCCCAGGATTGGAACAGCATAGTAACCATCATTAGTGGCAAATCCTTGCTCACAATCTTTATAGAAACGTGCAATAGATTTGAGTTCTTTCTTATCAGTCATAATGGTAATCTTGCTTGTGATTCATTAATCTTTAATTCTTCCATAATTATTTGTTTAGGTAACAAATTCCAACAATAGTAACTACTACTGAAGGTAATCTTGCTATTATCTCTACCATCAGGACTGATAAACTTCATTCTCTTATCAAACATTAACAACTGCAAATCCTTATCCTTAAATAACTGCTTCGGTGCAGAATCATTCAACCAAGTGTTAGTCATTATGAGTGCAAATGGTTTATTAAATGATAATGCCCTTTCAAAGAATTTCCTCTTATTTGTAAATGGGGGATTTGAAATTATCACATCCCAGTTATCAGGTTCATAGGTAAAAAAGTCCTGTCCAGTGTTAATGTGTGAATGAACATTGTTAGGTATTTGTTTAACAAACTCACTCTCCTCAGTATCAAATGGACACCATACAATTGCATCCTGTGGAATATACTTAAGGATTGGTTTTACAGCATAATCTGGAGTATAACATTCATCATTATTCCCCTTACTATACATTAACTGTTTACTATCCAGCATATACTTTCTCTCCATATTGTAGAATGAGTTTGTTAGAAATAGTGTATCCTAATCGTGGATCTTTCTTAACTCTTTTATCTTCAAATTGTTTCTTTAAAGGTGGTAATAATATTGATAATACCACATCTGCGTGTAATCTGTAAACCTCAATTACCTTGCCTGATTTATACCTAGCATAGTAATGATGTTTATACTTTCCTATCTTATTTTCCTTCAAATATGTTACTTGCTCTTCCCAGGAGTTCTGTACACTAATACCGTTATATGTTGCAGTTAGTTTCTTACCAATAGTGGACTTATATTCAACTGGATTGTTATTATTATCATATGCATCTGCACCAGAATAATCATCAGCAACCCTATGACCAAGTAATCCTGCTAAATGTATTTCACGAGAACGTGCATAACTAAAGGGATCTCCCCAGTTATTCTCTTCACAAATCTGATACATTTGCTCAAAGAGTTGTTGATATTTTTCTTCTGGTTTCATAAGAATCATCATTATAATACAGGGTCAATTCAGAGGTCCCAATTAACATCATTTAATTTCCTCTACTAATTGAATACCTGCTTTAGAATATGCTTCTTCCCAGGTTGTAAATACTGATCTTTTTTGATACTTAACTAATCTTTTATTCTCTGTTTGTGTTACAAAGTTATATCTTCCCAATTCATTATAATACAAATCCTTAACATATTTGCCACTATCTTCTATTTTAGTCCAATCAGTATGAAATAACTTATATGCACCAATCTTACGTGGATATATATGATCTTTACTCCTTTTTACCCCAGGTTTGAGTGATTCAACTGATGAAAATCCAGTCCATAATAACTCTTTCTCATTCTTTTTAGGTAATCTAAAGATAGCACAACCTATTTCATATTCTAATAACATAATACCATCCTTATTACCAATTTTAACATTATTGTGGTATCTTTCATACTGATCAATAACACTATTAGCAAGATCTTGAAAAAGAGTCATTTTTTTACAACAGAAATAGCAGGTAAACCTTTGTTAAACACAGTATCAACAACTGCACTAACTCTTTTAGATGTACTAATTCCTACTCTATTATAACATGGAATACAAACTAATCCAAATGTTTTAGTTGTATCTTTACTTTTACGAATAACTCTACCAATTGTTTGACTAATACCAATATAATCCATATTTCTTAAGAATAATGCTGCTTCTAATCCTTTCACACTAATACCCTCACTGAGAATACTGTGGTGCATAACTATAAACTTCTTCTCAGGATCTTTACCCCAGGTGTTAAGAATAGTGAAGAACTTTTCACGTCCAACCTTCTTACCATCTACAATTGCACCTGTCTTTGATGTAATATACATCCAGGAATATCCACGATAAGTTAATTGATTAACAAATTCAGTTTGTGATACTAAACCAACAATCTGTTTGGTTGCTTTTGCACATATAAGGATTTTATTAACATCAATCTCATCAAGTGTTGCTACTATACTATCACAATCATGCTCATACTTGTTTCTACTATCATCAGGTAATTCTATCTCCTTAATTACAACTTTAGGTGGTAGAATAACACCATCATTCACTAACTTAGGAGCAGGAACATTTACCAATACTTTACCAAATATATCCTCATCATTCATCCCTGCTTTATATGGTGTGCTAGAATGTTTTGGAGTTGCAGTAAAGAAATAGCAACGATTTGCATACATTGAATGATACTCAACTGCTCCAATAAAGTTCTTCTGAACACCATTATGTGCTTCATCAAAGTATATTGTATCCACATCAATCTCTGCCTCTTGTACTCTATGAAGAGAATGATATGTTGTAAAGATTAACTTATTAAATCTATAGTTCTCTTCTTCCCATTGTTTAATAGTATCACTAACTGTAGTGGATTCATGATGTGTATCACCACTATGTACATGTAATACTTTATACTGAAGCATAGGACTTACATCAATATGCTGTATAAATTCTTCGCAAAGTTGATGTGCTAATAGAATACGAGGTGCAACAATTACAATCGTTTTTCTCTCAGGATCTTTTAATATTACATCCCAATCACAACTATTGAATTCACGTTGTGCATCTTTAATCATGCACATTGTCTTACCACCACCCGTAGGGACGATAACTTGACCTTTATTATATTCACTTAGTGCATCAACTGTTGCCTCTTGATGTTCACGAAGTTCAATCATTAATTAATCACCAATAGGTAAATTATACCATAGGATATATTAAAACGTCATACAGACGATCCTAGATACATTATAAGGACAGTTTAGAGGGCTACTTATTAATCTTTTTGGGTTGATAATTGCTTGCTGACTTCTCAATTCCCTTCTGAATATGTGTTAATAACTTACTACCTTGCCTTCTAATCTGTCTTCTTTCTTTATTATTATATCCACTAGACTTCTGTGGTTTGTAATTAGGATCAACCTTAGCTTTCACTCTCTTCTTTAATAACTCAGTTGCCTTCTTTTCCAGGTCTTTCTTATTACTTTTACCACCAGACTTTGCTGCTAATCTTTCTGCTCTTGCCTTCTTTTGCTGCTCTCTAGGTGTTAATGAA